AACCCACAGACGTCTCCATCTTCGTGGTTGGCACGGACTCCACCGCTGCCCAGGCTTGCCTGGATAAACAGCAGGCACTCCGTTTCAAGGAAATGACGAAGGGTGATGGCGAGATGGTCATTCCAGAGTTTGACGCCCAGCAGAACAGGGAAAGTTTCCTGGATCTGCTGGTCGTCTGCACCACTGGGTGGAAGAACATGGCTTGGAAGGGCGAGGAACTGGCCTACTCCCCAGAGAACGCCAGAATGATCTATTCCAAGGTTCCCACGATCCGTGATCAGGTCAACAAGGCCACTGGGAGCCGCAAACTTTTTTTCAAGGACTGAGGCTGAAGTTAAATGAATTCGCTGAGAAATCATTCGCACTTGATGTCCCGCAGAAAACAGGTGGCACGCTACGAGAGCATGTCAAGTTTCTGCGGGATCAGGGAGTCGATGTCAGTGAGTTTCTTCCGCCTCCAATGCCGTATCAGTGCGCGGAAATTTGGAACTGGTTTTGCGAAATTAGTCTCGGGCGTCAAAGCAATGGAATGGGTGCCAATCCCCTCCCCTGCACAGAGATCTTGGCTTGGTCGCAGTTACGAGGAATAAGGCTGGGGGCCTTTGAATTCGCCTGCATTCGTGGTCTAGACCTAATGTTTCTAAGGACTATGAACAATGGCTGATGTCGCAACCCTCATCTTAGAAGTTGATGGCCGCCAAGTTAGTCAAGGCGAGGCTGCTCTACTATCATTGAAAAATGCCAGTGATAAGGCGGCCGATTCAGCGGGTATTCTAGCTGAGGTGTATGGTCATCTCGCTGGGGCCATCTCAACCGCTGTTATTATAGACGCGGTAAAAGATGTCGCTATGCTGGGCGCTCGCTACGAGATGCTTGGTGCGACTATGGGGGTCATGGCCAATAATGCCGGGATCACTAGAAATGAGATGCAGGGAATTCAGGATGACATGGAGAAGACAGGCATCAGCGCTTTGCGCGCCCGCCAAGGTCTTCAGCTCATGGCGGCTGCACAGGTAGATCTATCCAAAGCTGCAGAGTTGGGCCGTGTGGCACAGGATGGTGCGACATTAGCCGGAATTAATAGTTCTGAGGCCTTTGCCAAGCTGGTCCAGGGTATTTCAACGGGGGAGTCTCGTATCATTCGCCATATGGGCATTATGGTGAATTTCAAATCGTCCATCAATGAGTATGCCCGCGCAAACCATGTTGCCGTTGAAAGTATAGACGCTAAGACACTGGCAGAAATTCGTATGGACGCGGTGCTTAAAGAAGGCGCGAAACGCTTCGGGGTGTACGAAGCGGCGATGACTACCGCTGGCAAGCAGATGTTGTCAATGGTTCGCTACACAGAGAACCTCCAGGTAAGGTTAGGAGAAACCTTCAATCCCGCTACGACAGAAATTGTCTTTGCGCTGGTGGGCGCATTCAAGGACGCATCTGAGTCAATGAAGGCGTGGCAAGATTCTGGTGGGCAGGCTACTTTTGCGAATAACTTGGCAGAAGATATCAAGACTGCCATCGGCTATGTAGAGACTTTCGTAGGCACGCTTGCAGAAATGAAAACTTCTCTAGAAATGTTGGCTGCTGGGTTCGCCGCGTTCAAAGTAGTTCAGTGGTTACAGTCGGCCAGTGTAGCCTTTCACAAGTGGGCCTCTGGGGGGATAGATTCCTTCAGAACGATGACTATGTCCCAGATTCAGTATGCGGCGTCTGCGAAAGTAGCCGCACTCGCTGATCAGGCCGCAGTAGAGGCTGAGGTTGCGGCTCAGAAGGGCCGGTTTTTGACCAATGAATTGATCAATAGGCGGGCTCTCGCTAATATGCGTGTCGCTGAATCAGATGCTGTTCTGACAGCCGCGGAGATTAGGTTAGCAGAAGCAGAGACCCTAGCTGGGCAGGCCGCTATCATGGCTGGCGAGGCAATAGAAGCTATGGGGGGTCCGATAGGCTTGATAGCGATTGCTATCACTGTTCTGACTGCTGCTATAATGAAATACCGTGATACTTCTGTTGCGGATGCTGAGGAGGATGCTGCCTCAGCCGACAAATTGATCGCTAAGTGGAAGGAAGAGGAGGCTCAGTGGGCAGAACTTGATAGAATTCGCAACAAAGATCAGAAGAAGAAGAAAAAAGAAGAGATAGCTATAAACGACATTCCTCAAATTAGGGCGTTAATTGACAAGCTCAACATTGCCAACGCTAAAATGGCAGAAACAGCGGCCCAAGCTGGAACCTTGAAACTTGCGCTAAAGGATATATGGTATGGCCTTACGCACTTTGATGGTGAAGATAATGATACTCAAGGGGCAGCTCAGAAAGCGGCGCGTATAGCGGCCGACGCACTTGCCAACGCAAAAGAAGAGGCCGCGAAGCACCGCAAAGACCAAAAAGCACATGAAGATAAAGAGATAAAGGCCGCCGCAGATAGACAAAAAGCGGACGAAATTCAGACTGCTAACGCTGAGCGTCTACTCTACTTCAAGAAACAGATGGCTGCTATGGAAGAAAAGATCCAAGACGCTATTGCCAAGGGCTCCTCGATGAGCTCTCTTGAACTTGCAGTGAACAAGGTTCGCCTTGATACTGAAAAGGAAATCGCCGGGTGGCGGGCCATGAATGCTGATCATGGTAAGAAGGGCGATGAGGCGCCGAAGTTGGCCGCCGATAAGATGAATGCGCTTATAGTGGAGGCCCACAAAGCAGAACTGGCCCTCATTAAGACCCTAGAGGAGGCTAATGACCGAAAGGGGTTTGATGATATTCTTTCAAGTACTGAAGAGCTGACTAAAGCCAATGATGACGCTGCAAAGTCAGCACGAGAATTGTTTGCTGCTCAGTTAGAAGCTAAAAATTCAATGTTGACTGACAGTAGCAAACTTACCGATGCAGAGAAACTTGAGGCCCTTAATAACTACATGAAGGCTTTTGTTCAGAACTACAAGAATCTTAACGATGCAGCTATGGTATATGAAATATCCCTCACAAAACTGAACAAATTGCGCGATGAAGGCGCACTGGGGCCGGGGGACTACGCTAAACTCAAATTCGGGCTAGACGACGCTGAGTCTGGCGGCTTCCTATCTGGAAACGAGCGGCCTGAAGAAAAGTATGCGCGCGATTTAGAGCAGCTAATTGCCAGAAAATCTACCATGTCTCTGACAACCTATGAACGTCAGCTCATCAAGCTCAAAGAAACGAGTGGCTCAGCGTGGGCCGCCATGGGGCAGGTTGTCAAAGGTTATACAGATCAGACGTCTACCCTACTGGCAGACTTCTTCAATGGCACTTCCGTAAACTGGCACAAGATGTTTTCCAGCATGGTTCGTGACATGGAAGTGGCGATCATAAAAGCAATGATCATGAAGCCGATCATGGATGCGCTGGCCGCTTCACTGACCTCGCTCACCAAGGGCGGCGGCGCAGGCTTCTTCGCCACCTTTGCATCATACTTCAATGGCAGCACCCCTGCGCCCACAGGAACAGGAAGTTACTCAAATGTTGGGTCTGGGCTCAATACTTCTGGGGCAGGCGGGTTTACAGGCAAACTGGGGAGCTTGGCTCCAAATAGTGGCGCTTCTGCGGCCTTTAGCGTGGCGGCCACGCCTACCAGCCAAGCCAAAGCGGCGCAGCCCAGAGGCACCGGGGACGTTTACCTGAGCATCACCGTGGCCCCCAACGGTAGCGCCCAAACCCAGGAAAGCGGCTCTAATGAGCAGAGTATCGCAATGGCCCGCAGTCTTGCCGCTAAGATGCGAGAAGTAATCATGGACGAACAGCGGCCCAATGGTATAATCTACGACTTTGTGACTGGACGGTAATCTATGGCTACTTTCACTTGGCTGCCATCAACTGGAACTTCTGATGACAAAAAGTTGCGGGTCATAAAAGCGCAGTTCGGAGATGGCTACGCGCAGCGTGCCCGCGATGGCCTGAACACGAGTCTCGCCAAGTGGTCAGTTGCGTTCAATAACCGGACCACCGCGGAGGCAAATGCCATTGAAGCCTTTCTTGAGGCACAGTATGGGACAACGCCATTCGACTGGACGCCCCCGAACGGGACTTCACACAAGTTCATTTGCGACAACTGGAAGCGCACAGAGAACAGTTTCAATCAGGTGTCCATCTCTGGGGTATTTGAGCAGGTGCCGATGTGACTCTTTCTCGCTTAGATCCTGGGTATGTTGATCCCACCCCGCGCAGGGAAATCGCAAGTCTAGACCCAGGCGCTATTATTGAACTGTTCGTTCTAGACGCTAGCGATCCCAGCATCGGGGGTGGCCTAACTTATTTTCACGCCGGAACGAACGATGTGTGGAGTAACATCGTCTGGCAGAACAATACCTATCAGGCATTTCCGATCAAGGCCGATGGGTTTGAAATAACCGGAAAGGGCACCCTGCCCCGCCCAAAGATCACAGTTGCGGCTGTTGATGGACTGATTGGATTGATGATCCGAGACTACGACGATTTGGTGGGGGCCACGCTCATAAGAAAGCGGACGCTTGCCAAGTTCCTCCCCACAGGTTCAAGCCCAAACCCTAACGCCTACCTGCCAGATGATGTGTTCGTAGTAGAACGAAAGGCACTTGAAACAAAGGATTTCATCTCTTTTGAGCTTGCCAGCAAGATGGATGCGCAGGGTCTCAAACTTCCGCGCAGAGTTATCCAGGCAACCATCTGTCCTTGGGTCTACAAGGGATACGAATGCACCTACTCGGGAGTTCTGGCCACCTGCAATAAGACTCTGAACGATGCGACGGGCGATGGCGGGTGCCTACAGCACTTCAGTCCGACTACTCCACTTCCTTATGGTGGATTTCCAGGCGCGGGGTTGGTGAGATGACGCCAGAACTTCTATCAAAAGCTCACATCCACGCCATGGAGATGTCCCCCATGGAATCTGTCGGAGTTGTTATTGATATCAAAGGAACCGCAGAGTATCGTAGATGTAAGAATCTTTCAACTGTAGAAGATGAACTTGATCTGTGCCCGGATAGTTTGGTGGCCGCGCAGGACGAGGGTAGACTGATTGGGTATATCCATAGTCACGCCGGTGGAGACGTCCGGCCCAGTGCCACTGATGTGAAAAGTTGCAATGCGACAGGTGTGCCCTGGTGGGTGGTCACTGATGCAAGCCAATCATGGAGCCGCATAGATCCAGTTGGACGGCCTATTGAGGGTCGGCAATTCGTGTTTGGTGTGGACGATTGCTGGTCAATTGTGCGAGAGTGGTATGCGCTTGCCAATGATCATGAACTGACAGACTTTCTGCGCAGCGATAAGTTCTGGGAACGCAGCGAAACTCCTCATCTAGATAACCTTCTTGCGGCGGGTTATTACGAAATCCCCATCAAAGATCTGCGGGAAGGCGATGGGCTTCTCATGGAAGTTGCGGCTCTAACTATTAACCATTGTGCTATCTATGTTGGGCATGGTAAGATACTTCATCACCTACCGAACCGTCTTTCTCGCGTTGACGAGTATGACGGCCACTGGCAGGGACGAACCAAGATGGCGGTGCGTCATGACTGAAACCACTGAGATCAGGCTGTACGGCCACCTTCGCGCCAAGTTCGGCGCAAGTTTCCGCTTGGCTGTGAGTTCCCCGCAGGAAGCAATTAGAGCTCTAAGCTGCCAGCTTGAGGGGTTCAAAGAAGCAATGATCAATTATGAATACGGTTACAGAATTCGCATCGGGGCAGAATCTCTTGGAGAAGAGCAACTTTTCCTGCCCCATGGAGGTGAGACTATCCGTATTGTTCCATGTGTCGTAGGCGCGAAGAATGTTTTCGGACAGATTCTTATGGGCGTCGCACTTGTGGCGCTTGTCTACTTCACAGGCGGGTCAGGCGCTTACTGGTATCAGGCGGCGGCGGGCAACTGGCTTTCTGCTATGGCCATCAATATGGGAATGGCAATGGTTCTTGGGGGTGTGGCCCAGATCTTAGCGGGAAACCAAAGCATTGACGCAGGAAGCAACGACAAAGGCCCCGCAGATAAGCCGACCTTCGCCTTTTCATCTCCGCATCTAACAGTCGGGCAGGGAAATCCTGTCGGACTAGGATACGGAAAACTTCGTGTTGGCGGAGCCATCGTATCACTGGGTATCTGCAGCGAGTCGTGGACTCCGAATGGCTTGGGCGGGCTGGCGGCTGATGAAATTGGCACTCGTAATGGTGATGGAAGAACTGCTCCTTGGATGTGGGCTCTTGCTCCTGCTGCGATTGTATAGGGGTTCTAATGGCAATGGCTTCCTGGGATATTGACGGTGGTGGAGGGCCTAGAGGATCTGGCGGGGGAGGAGTAGGTGGAGGCGGAGGAGGCGTAAATCTCGCAACAGACGCCAATGTTGAGATGGCCCGGATGCTTGTCGCAGTGTGCGAGGGGCCAATCGGAGGTTTGGTCAATGGGCTTAAATCTGTTTATTTAGACGACAGTCCCGTTCAAGGCCCTGCAGGAATGAATTTCAAGGGTGTGGCCTTGGCCCTCACCGCAGGCTACAACGATCAAGCTATGATCCCAGATTTCCCGGACGTGGAAGCTGTAAGAACTTCAGAACTGAATCTACCCTGTGCCGTGACGCACGCTGCGCCCCAGACACGAACGATGATCACCCAGAATATTTCCGCCGTTCTCGTATCAATTTCAATTCCTACACTGAAAGTAATAGACAATAAAACTGGGGCAGAGTCCGGCTCGTCTTGCAGGATTGAAATCTGGATATATAGATCTGGCTACAATGGCAGTGTCTTCACCAAGGTTCCGCTTGATAAAGATGGTCTTGTTCAGGATAAGTTTGGCGACGAGTATGTCAAGTCGTACAGAATAAACTTGCCCAATGTCGGAACCGGGGCGTGGCAGATCAGAGTAGTTCGTGTCACGGCGGACCCCGCGGATGCCTACACCCAGAATCTGACTAATTGGAAATCATTGACAGAGATCACGGATGCCCTTCTTCGGTATCCTAACACCGCAATGATGGCGCTGAAAGTAGACGCGAAGCAATTCCGCAGTGTTCCACGCCTTTCAGCAGAATACTATCTCCGATTAGTGAAGATTCCTTCTAACTACACCCCCGCGTTCATGAATGAGTCAACAGGTATCTGGACTCCTGGTGTCTATACTGGTGTGTGGGATGGGTTGTTCAAATCGGAGGAAGCGTGGACCTGTAATCCCGCCTGGATTTTCTACGACATCGCGGCCAATACGCGCTACGGAGCCGGGTCATACTTGGACGCTTCTTCTTTGGATAAGTGGGCTCTATACTACATTTCAAAGTTGTGTGACGAAACGCTTATTCCGGATGGAAATGGCGGGTGGGAACCAAGATTCTCATGTAACTTATTTATCCAAGCACAAGAGGATGCGCTCAAAGTTCTAATGACAATGGCTTCAATTTTCCGTGGCATGGCTTATTTCGCAGGCGGATTAGTCACGCCTGTAGCGGATGTTGATGCGGCTCCTGTAATGATTTTCAACTCAGCCAATGTCCATGACGGAGTGTTCTCTTATTCAGGAACCGCGAAGAAAGCTCGCCACACTGCGGCGCTAGTAGCGTGGACTAACCCAGCGATGGGCTACCAGCAGGCTGTTGAATACGTCCAAGATGATGCTGGGATTGCCCGGTATGGTTATCAGCCAACGCAGGTGACTGCATTTGGTTGCACCAGCCAGGGGCAGGCCAGAAGGCTCGGTTTATGGACTTTAGCTACAGAACTTCTTGAAACAGAGGTGGTGACATTCAAAGCAGGCATGGAGGGCGCGGCCTGTCGACCTGGCGATATCATACAGATAGCCGACCCGTTCAGAGCCGGGAAAACGCGCATGGGCGGTCGTGTGCTGCCAGGAACCACTGCGTCAACTGTGCTTTTGGACGACACAATCACACTGGTAGCTGGGACCTATACGCTTAAATGCACGCTGCCGAGTGGTGTCGTTGAAGCAAGAACTGTCACCAACGGCACCGGCGTAACGAATTCGTTGACTGTATCCGCCCCATTTTCGGATATTCCAGAAACGATGTGGATTCTGCAGTTATCCACAAATATGGCGCTGTATCGAGTTCTTGGAATTAGTGAAGCAGGGCCGGTAGATTACGAGGTAACAGCGCTTCTGCATGATCCGACCAAGTATAGTTATGAGAGTGGTCTTCGTATCTCAGCATCAGGTGGATTGACGCAGAGAACCGCAGCGGCACCTTTCCCTGTAACAACCAGTTCGTATGTTAAGATTCTCAATTCTCGTGCGGCAATTCAGTTGGATGTATCTTGGCCGAATAATACGCTGGCGGTAGGTTACGAGTGCGCCTACTCTCGCGACTACCGGCCATTTGTTCCGATGCAAGTGTCAGGATCATCAGCGTCAGCCGACGAGGTTCTTCCCGGTGACTATAGAGTTCGTGTGCAGGCTTTCTTCGCTGGCATCACGAATACATTCGTTACTGAGGTGTCGTTGACCATTGCTGATCCAAATGGAACGCCAGCTTCTCTAACCATTCCCGCCACGACTCCTGGTAGCATTACTCTCGCAGTTACAACTATCAAGCCAGTTTAGGGGCTTAATATGACTATTGTCATCAGATATGGGGTGGATGAGGATGGCGGAGGCCGTGTTGCCCCCAGTGGGGGCTCTGGTGCAGGCGGAGATCCAACACTTCTCAGCCCAAAATGGTTGGATTTCAATTGGACTCACACTGAGCCGTACCCCGCAGCGCTGAGGATATTCAGGCTAGTAGTCTATACTGGCACGGACCCAAATGATGTTTCATCTTACATCACTGCCCCTATTGAAATAGAGCCGGGAGCGATCGTAGCGAATACATTGACGAGTTATCGCCATGTGAAAAGTATCACTACTGCGACTACGATTGCCAATATCAAAGCCTCCGTGCAGGCTGTGTACCACAGTGGCAATGAGTCAAGTTGGAGATCTCTTGGCGGAACAGTCCAGCTAGATCCCGATACCGTTGTGCTTGGAACGAAGGCCACAGTGGACGCGGCCCAGACCGCCGCCAATAACGCCCAGGCCTCAGCGAATACAGCGAACGCAGCCCTCGCCAACATCGCCTCAGACTCTATCCTGAGCCCTGGAGAGAAGCCCGCCGTAGTCCTTGACTACACCAACATCACGAATGAGCAATCGGGGATTGATGCGCAGGCCGATGCCTACGGAGTGAGCCGCACGGCCTACGACACGGCCGTCTCGGCCCTGACCTCCTACCTCGGAACACTGTCTGGCTGGAACGTCATTCCTGGCACCGATGTGGTCATCGTGGGAACGGACTTCCGGCAGAAGTTTGCCGCTGTGTATTCCACTCGCCAGGCCCTTCTCAATGCGATCTATGCGAAGGCGAAGTCTCTGGCGGATGCGGCTCAGGCCACGGGAAACACGGCCCAAACCGGCGTCAACACGATCAATGACCCCGACACGCTCACCATTGGTGAGAAGCCGCAAATCATCCTGGATTACAGCGCGATCACAGGCGAGAACGCGGACCTAGTGGCGAAGGCCAATGCCTACAGCGTGAGCCATGCGACCTATGACGCGGCCTACACCGCGCTCGTCACGACCTATCTGTCCACGCTCACCAGCCCCACGGCCTGGAACTCCCTCAGCGGAACCACA